ACTTTTAGATTATCGGTATGTTGCCAAATTACCCATTTCTTCCAAGACGAGTATCTTGGTAGAGAGGGAACAATCACACCGTAATGAGCAATCCACAAATCACGATCTGCAAACATGGTGCTTTTACTTCCCATAATCTCGAACCAGGCATATACACCAGTGTAAATTCCAACTTTCTTTCCGTAGAGTTTCTCGATCTCATTATGATATTGAATCACTACATCACTGGTAAGACCAGTTACAGGTCGTCTATCTTCAACATCATTCCACAATCCAAGTCGAAGCTTCTTTCCTTTTATAGCTTCATAGAAAATAGCTGCCTGTTGTTTTCCAGCGTAATTTCCAATGACATAATGATAGACACCAATAGGAACATTTCGTTTTGACAATTCTTCATAATGTTTTTCGAATTGAGTGTCTACCCAAATACCATAAGCACCACGCAGAATTACACCACTGACTGACTCTGCTAACTTATCATAGTCAATGGTTGATGCTGGTTGCCAAAACGAGATATCTACAATTGGCTTCAAAATAATCCTTTCTTTTCCTTTCGCCTTTCGCCTTTCGCCTATCAGCTTTCGACTACCTCAATCAAATACTGAAACTTAATCATCAAATTGAACACCAACTCCGCCCGGATATCTTCCTCCTCCGGCCAAACCATCACAGCCCGGAATGTCTTGAATGCCAGATCCTCACCATCGGTCGGAGTACATATATAAACAATCTCACTGGTACCTGAACAAAACTCCCTCAAAAAATCCCGCTGGGTAAGATCCAGCATCGGAAAATTCCAGCTTGCCTGTGGCCAGCCAAAATCACGCACCTTGCCGCTCGCCAGGGTAACCCGCTCCGACCCAGCCCGAAAAGTTGCCTGGGGAGTCGGAAGATCATTGTAAAGATTATTCAGCTCCTCAATTCCTCCCAGCGTGGCACCGATCATATAATCCAATGTCATTCCATCACCGCCTTCAATTCCTGGCCAAAGATATTCCGGATCTCTTTCCGCAGGCTGATCTTGGCACTCTCGCTCAAATCGCCCTGGATCCTGATCTCACCAATGCTGATACTTGCACCCCTGCCACCGCTCTTGATTCCACCAGCAGAAACCGCGCTGAGATCATTCACAGCGTTGATATTGGCATCAATACTCTTGGGAGCATACTTCTCGATTCCCTCAGCCAACCCCAGCATCATATTCATACCGATTCCGGCAAACACTTTACTGGGAGAGGACATCTTCAATAATTTTTTGATCTGCTCGATCACAATCACAAACGGTTTGAAAACGGTCATCAGCAAAGCCTGCCAGAAAGCATTTGCAGCAGCTGCCAGCCCGCTGATCATTCCATAAACAATCGAAGTCATCCAGCTCTTGCCCTGCTCCCGGAAACTCTTGAACTTTTCAAATACCAATTTAAACAGCGCACCAATTACATTGATAAACCCGTTATAAATAATCTTGATCGTATTAAGGAAATCCTCGCCATAAAATGCCAGAACCGCTCCCAATGCAATCGCAGCAAGTGCCAGAGCAAGGAACGGACCAACAGCCGCGCCGATCGTAGTCAGAATCACACCCAGCCCTTTTCCTGCAAGTCCAATTTTGGCAGCCAACCCGGCAAACGAAAACCCTAATTTTCCGGTGGCAGCAGCTGCTGTACTGGCAGCAACAGTTTTGGCACCAAAAGCCTTGGTAATCCAACCCAGTACCTTGGCAACATTTCCACCAAGTGTCAGCAATGGACCCAAAGCCGCAGCAAACATCAGCACATAAACAATGCCGGTTTTCACGGAGGGTGGTAATTCATTGAACCATTTCAAAATCGGGATCAATGCGTTTATAAGTTCTGTAGCAGCTGGCAGGGCAACCTCACCAAAACTGGCCATCATGTTCTCAAATTGTGCTCTCAGTGTTCTGGTGGAATTTGCCAATCCATCCGATGTTCTTTCAAAGTCTCCCATTTCATCTGCGCTCTGAGCAAGCAATAATCCATACCTGGCCAGTGCCAGCTCCGCATTGGTCATTGAATCCGCGGAGCTTGCGATTCCATTGGCCATCGCATAAGCGCCCACCTCCGACATTCTCAGATTCTTGCCCAATGCCAGCAATGGCTCAGCGGATCCCACCAATCCGGCTTTGATCTTATCAAATGCCTCTCCAGGAGAAAGGTTGTGGAAACTGGCATAATCGGCCACCAGTTTTGTCAGTTCCATACTCATATCGGCCACCAGACCCGGAGCCAATCCCATGTTTTTCAGCATTGCCCCAAAGGTGCTGGTATAACCCAGAGACGCCGATTCACTCATACCCAAACTATCCGCGGAAGCCTGGGCAAACTTGCGCACATCATCCGCCATATCTGCAAATACCACATTGGCTTTATTCCTGGCTTCATCCAGATCAGAAGCCATTTTGATCGCCATAGTCCCGGCTGCCATCAGTGGGGCAGTAACACCAATGGTCATCTTATTGCCAACCTTGACCATGTCATCACCCACTTTGGTGAGCTTTTTCGATGCTGAGTCCAATCCTGAGGTGAATTCACTCACATCTGTGACCAGTTTCACTACCAGTTTCGCTAATGTCGCCATAGATCAGGTCCCCGGCAATCGTTTTGCACCAAAACCCGAGAAAATATTGCTCAATTTCTGCATCACTTCCTCAGGAGATTTTTCAACTTCATTTGTGAATACTTCACGCATAAAATCTGTTGGTTGGTAGGGTTTCGGTTTTTCTTTGTCATCCCTGGCAGTGTTGGCAATCATACTGGTGACAGTGGCCATGCGATATTCATCCTGAAAAGCCCCAAAAGGCTCTAGGCTGAAAAATGCAATCCACTCATCCAATAATCTTGACGGCATATTTTCCATCATTCCATCCACATCCCATTCACCAACAGCCAGCGCCAGCCGGAAAGCAAATCGCCTTCGCTGGCGCTCCTTCAGTTTTTTGTGATCTCTTCCAGATCATTCTCGGTGATGCCGGATAACCTGGCAGCCACATCATAAATACGATCGATCACCGCAGCACTTTGCCCGCCGATCGCCAGCACATCCTCATCCGTGAAAACCAATTCACCGGAATCAGGATCGATCACAGAAGCCGCAACCAAACGCGCTCTGGCATTCTGCAGCCTCAGTTTCATCTGCCCTTTGCCAGCATCCTGCAGGTTGGATTGCTCCCACTTATCACGCGCAGAGGACATCAATTCCTTCACGCGCACCTTCGCATCCCATTCCGGAATCTCCACATCCTCAAACCGCACCGGTCTCTTTTTCAGGAACTCTTCCTTCGTCAAATATTTACTCATTGTTTTTCCTTTTCCTTTCATCTTTTCCTAAATCCTGAATCCTCAAACCTATGAGGAATACTTCTCCACCAGCTCCACAAAATGTTTAGGATCGAATACAGAACCAATCATCCTCTCCTTCCAACTCTTCCCCACATCCTTGCTGATCACCCGCTGGATCAACTTCATCATTTCAGGTCCACAGCGCGCATTCTCAGCCTCGGCCGGGTACTTCATCAGGTCACGGTATTTCTCATAATTCTTGGCAAAGCGCATATTCTTCATATCATTGCCACTTTTTGGCACCATCTGATCACCAAACATTACCAGCGGTTTTCCACGGGCAACAGCCATATAAGCCAGAGTCTGGTGGCCAAAGACCACATCAGCTGCATCAATATCAGCCAGAGCATCTTCAATTTCTGTTTTTCCCAGCTTCCAGCTCACACCGGATACATGCCATAATCCATTCAGATCTGCGCGTTTCACATGCCGAACTTTCACCTTGATTCCAGGGGTCATGATCAGTGTGGAGTACACACTGGCATTAATCGCTTTATCAATTGGATGCAGGAATCCATTATTATTCGGATGAATCGGTGCAAATAAAACATTGATATTTCTTTCCTTTTCCACTTTCTTAAAAGGTTTCTGATCGCAGAAGATCCAGCCAATTGCCTCTGTCGGGATCGGGTAACCATAACGCCGCATCACTTCGCCATGCTCTTCCGTGGAAGTAAACATTACTCTGGCATGTGGCCAAACCGGATACATTCCATCCCACTGCAGGTTCGGCCTGGCAGCATGCGGAAACATCATCACCGGCATGCCATGTTTCTCCAGCTCCACCAATGGTGACCTGAAACCGATTCCACCAGGTCCCACATCATGATCAAAGAGAGCGCATTTCACACTCGGATGAATGGCAGTCCCGGAACGCGTCCAACCGGCATCAATCAATGCCTGAGCCAGCTTATGGCTTTTGTTCTGGTGATTGGTCATGTAAAATACTTTACTCATCAAAGTACCTTCATCCGTTGCAATAATCCGTTCGAATGATCCATCCACGTGATTCCAGCCTGCTTCATCAATGGCTTCAAATCGCGCATATAATCTGCAGTATCTACCCACTGCCAGGTGGTTTTCAGATCCATATATTGCACAAATGACTTTTCACCAAAGTACTGGCCTGGCTTATACGTCTCCGGATATTCATACCAGTGCTGGGTTTTTCCAAAACACAGATCAAAACCGATTGTGTGGATCTCACCAGTGCCAAGAATACCGGCCAGGTGAAACGCCTGCAGCGCCACCGTTCCGATTCCAAGTTTGGCAACATCTACCCCGCGTGTACTGGCAGGACCGTTCAACAAACCTTTGCCAAACTTCCGCAATGAGAAATCATCCGGCAGTTTGGAAACCGGCAACCCATACCCACGATTCACAGTAATGACATTGTTTTGATCGCTCAATAGATGTACGCTGTTCTGGTTTACAAATCTCAACTTCGGACCCAACCTTTGAAACATTTCCATTACTGGTATATAACGCGGATTTTTATGCTTTCTCGCCTGGCTAAAAGTTCTGCGCATGTTTTCAATACAAAGCCAGTAATCCAGATCCGGGATAACCGCATTCACGCCATTTACACCCAGAAGAAAATCAGGACTGATTTCTCTGGCAACTTCCTGCCAGCGCTTTCCAGAGAGACCGCCCAAAACCAGCAAAGCACGCTGGCCGGCTCTTTCTCCGGTCACGTCCTCAATTGTTTTTGGATCCTGCAGTCTCTCTGTCATAGGCTAGACTGAATCATCATCTGTGAATTCGTAGTCATCCAACGTGGCTGGACCACTCAATTTAATGGAGACATCTTGCGTGACCAGCCCATTCACCGGATATTTCTGCCCCATCTTGGTCAGATGCCCAAGGAATTCATAACCCCAGCGCCCGGTAGTTCCGGGGATGGGAGGAAGAATTCTCCAGGTGGCATTTTTAATCTCGTAATAGGCTGCTTCCAGCCCGGTAGCTGCATCATGGCTGGCATCTCTCGGGTCAAATTGAACCGAAAAATTAACTTCTCCACCATCCATCAATCCCGGCATAAATTCTTTATGCTGATCAGGACTTCTCAAGTGGGTTGCTTCAATCGATTCCCGGTTGCGTGTTGGTCCATCCAGATCAACCACCCTGGCAATCGTGGTGAATATCGAATCACCATCCATTTTCATCTGCAGAACAGTGCTATATGCCCAAATAGGTTCAGCGTCTGACATTTTATTTACTCCTCATAATATTGAAATCTATAATCCTGGCGCACAGTAAAACTCTTGCTATCCAGGTTGAAACCATCATATTCATTCTCAAGAAACACTCCCTGAATATCTACATTCGCGGATGTGTCTTTGTAACCTTCCAGAAGATTCCGGATCAGATTCGCAACCACCACAGCGTTATCATAGCTGGCAGCCTTGACGGTGATCTGGATTCTGGCAGCCGGTGTCAATGCTGGTCCCTGTTGTGAATAAGCTCTCTGGGTTGTGATCGTCTGGTAGCACACAGCAGGCAGGGCTGCATTCTGTGGAATCATCAATGGATAAACCCGCGTTCCCAATTGGGCTGCACAGTCATCATCACCGGTAATCAGTGCGTAAAGCGCTTCATCGATTCTAGCCATTCTGACTCTCCACCAATTTATCAATCTCTTTCCGGAAAACCTCTCCTGCCGCGTCCTTCGCCTGTTCTTTTTTGTTGTCGGCCGCCGGTCGCATGAAAGGCTGGGCTGGCATGCCAGGGTGTTGAACCGATCCAGTAATCACCAGACCAGACTCACCCTCAAACGCCAGCGGAGCTCCTTTAATCTCATGGTCACTCGCGCCAAATTCAAAAAAGCGTAGATACCATTGCTCTTCATCAAAGCCGATATCCACTTCCGCGGTACCATCACCCAGCATCTGATTACCCAGAAAGATGGCAGCGCCACCCGGGGATAATCTTTGCATCTCATCCCGGATCGGATCAGCACCAGCCTCGGCTGAGGTCATCAAAGCCCCTCTGGCTTTGCCTTTCAGCATCTCCAGCTTGGCTTTCAATTCCTTGTCACCTTCCAGCCTGATCTTAGAGACTTTCGTAGCCATCAGATATCACCTCATCCACCAGTTCTTTACACATCAAATTCAGCTCAGTTCCTTTTTCCTTCACGTTCGCAACACTTACAATCTCAAAATAACGGGATCCAAACTCCACCCGCATTCTGGGAAGTGGTTGTTTGTCCGGTTGGTGCCTGAGTCTGATTCGGGTATCCACGTCCGCCTGAATCTGTCTGGCTTCCAGATACTCCCTGCCGCGTAATGGTTCAATACTCGCCCAGGCTGAAAAGTGATCAGCCCAGGTGATAACCTCTTCCCCATTGTCAGCACGGGAAATCTGCTTATCCTGAATCGTGATTCGATGCCGTAACCATCCAGCCTGCATCAGTACGTTTCCTTCCATACTTTCTCACTGGCCAGCAGAGCATTCACGCCCGCCGGTAAAACAACCGGAGTCAAACCACTAGAGATGATCACCTCCTCGCGATTCTCGTACAGGTGCCCAATCAGCAGCAGCATGGCTGCCTTGATTTTGTATGACACTTCAGCGGCTGTTAACCATCCCGCTTTAAATTGAATCCTTACCCCACCGCGCTCATACAGAGTCACACTCGGCCAGTTCTGACCTTTTTTAAAGAAAATCCGGCCAGGTTCGCTGTAGGTATCCGCATCATAGACCGAATTGGCAACGGTAGATTCCACACCGGAATCATTCATATATTTGATCGAAACAATCGACTGCAGCGGAGCTTTCGGCATCTTCAATGGCATGCTCGGCCAATTATCCAGCCTGAGTTCCCATGTCTGAGTCAGCAATCCACGCCAGGTGGCATCTTCCACCAGCTCGCGCGCAACCTTGATCAGATTCGTGATCAAACTATCTTCATCCGTGTGATCCACGCGTAAATGCAGTTTAGCCTCGGCCAATGTTACCGGTTCAATGATTGGGGCAGTAATCAATTTCAGCGCCATATTTACTTCTTTCCAGCCTTCGTCTGGGATGACTTTGTAACCGGCTTTTTGGTTTCCTGTTTTTTGCTATCAGCTGTCAGCTTATCATCCCCTTTGGGGAGTGAGCCATGAGCTAATTTTCCTTTTTCTCTTGTAACTGCCTTTTCCGGAGCTGCCAAAGTTGCATCTTCCACCAGTTTCTTTAAGCTGTTTTGATACTTTTTTTTCAACCCAGGAACTTTCAGCTCATCCAGATCAATTTCGGGTTTCGGCTCATCCGGCAGTACTTCCACAAATCCGGCTTTCACCCAGTCCACATCCTCAGGCAATTCAATGATTTCATCAACGCTGGCACGCATCCGCGGCTGGTTGCTCACAAAACTCCTCAATACTTTAGCTCTCATGATTCTCCAATCAGATCCTGGCCGGATCGGATTAACCACCCATCCGGCCAGATTCACTAATTACTGATTAAGATCCACCAGCAGGGTGCACGCCGTAGCCAACAGCTCCGGCAATCAATACACCATATACAGCCCGGAAGCTGTATTTCAGGATGACCAAACCATCCACGGTGTACGGATCACGGATCAGGCTCAATGCGGGTGCTTCACGCATACCCACGTAGTACCAGTTTCCAAAATAAATATCTTTGGCTTCGGCTGCGGTGGCAGCTGCCTGATTGGAATAATGCACCGGATAACCTTCCAGCAATCGTTTTCCATCGCCTGATGGAGGTGCATACATTCTTGCATCACCGGTAATGGATTTGATGTTGCCCAGGGTGCTGGGTCGCATTACCCAGTGAATGGATCCACCATCATCCATGTAATACCCGAGGGTATCGTTGTAGACAATGTCCTCAATTTCACCGGCTGCTACTGCAGTGGCTGAGGCAAATGTTTTCAATGCTGTTCCATTGGCAGCAATCTCAGTTAAGAGCATGCTGTTATGGGTCACACCAATCGCACGCCCCATATGATCTGCAATGAAAGACATCAGATTCACATCTTCATCTTCCAGCAACTCCTCGGTCAGCTCCAGTTTTTTGGTTTTCTTTGCCAGTGTGAAATTCTTTGAACCAAAAACAGGGGTATCCCGGGTGTATGTTTGCGCATGCGCATCATCCTGCTCGGCAGTTGCGGCTAATGCTTGTGGATCCGCATTTTCGAAAGGATAAGGAACAGTTGTCCCTTTTCCGGGGATCATGCGAACGCCTAAGCGCTCAGCCAATCGGATTTCATTCCGGCGCATAGCTATCTGACCAGGCCATCCGGTTGGTACAGCGTACTTTCCATCGGCATTGGTGGTGATGTTCATGGTGCTATCAACAACAGCACGGCTTTCCAAACCGGTAGGAATGTGAATTCTTACTTCCTCTTGCCCTTTATCATCCTGAGCGAGTAAACCACGAACTGCCCCTCTATCGCCTTTCTTTACATACGCAGCCATTGCGCGAATTTCACTATCACCCCGGTGTTCAATTAAACCAGGTGCACTTCGGCGGGCTGGCGGTTCGGAAACTTCCGGTAATGATTCCACGCGGGAAATCCGGCTTTCCAGTTGACCAGCGTCTGCAATAAATTGATCGTATTTGCCCTGTTCTTCCTGGGATAAATCACGATCTTCTTTTTCTGCAGTTTCAACAATTGCACGAGCATCTCCCAAAAGGGTGGCTCTGCGGTCACGTAATTCTCGTACGTTCATTTTAAACTCCTTCTTTTCAACTAAAATTTGTCTAATAGATTGAGCTTCCGCTTCCGATTTGCAATGCGCACCTGCGCTCTTGCCTCTTCATTAGCACGGTCTGCAGCCACCTGACTTTCAGCCGTGAAACTCTCAAATGCGGAGCGCACACTTGCGCTCGTTTGTGGGTATGCCGGATATGTAACCGGCGATACGTCATATAATTGGACCTCCAAGAGTGTTCTCACAGTGCGATTCTGCACTTTCTCCCATTGGTCCTTGATGGTCCGGAATCCAAAGGACATCTGGTTGATATCCCCGCGTTTAATCGATTCCACCAGGTCTCTTGCCCACTGTGTATTCGGGACCTTCACGCGGATCCGCAATCCTCGCACATCCTCTTCCATGCTCAAAGTTCCGGAACGATTCCGACCCAATACATAATTAGGATCATGGTTGAAAAGTGCGCGGATATCATCTTTCATAATGCTCTTGGAGAAAGCACCTGGTGTGATCTTTTCAGTAAATCCACCAAGATCCTCGCTGGCAGCATTGAAAACAGCAGCATACCCGCTGATCTCCGGCTCTTCCCCTTCCACCATCCTCAATTCCTCTACCTCAAATGCTCTGCGTTCCATTTCCATCTTTCACCTCTTTTTTCCTACCAGCTACGAGCTACGAGCTACCAGCTGCAATTGAACAATCACATCCACCATGCAAAGGAGGATGCCCGATATAAGTTGTAGTTGTCATGGGACCCTCAGCCCCTTCCGGCTTGAATTCCTCTCCTGGGGAAAGAAAATTCTTACTGATTGAAATCAATCTGCCATCCATCGCCTTGCAATACGGGCAGGAATCGCCCATCGTCATCCAGCGCAATGCCAAAATTCCACTGGCCATATAAATAAACTTGGCAACTGCCCCGGCTTCACGTGTACTTTGTTCCATTGCAATCTCACCAGGTCTGGCTTCCTGCCAGTGAATTAACTCCCGATTCAAGCTCTCTTCCGGATTCTCACCGGCATTTAGAGCTTCCTGTAATGCGTTTTTCATTCGGAATAGACTGATTCCGGCCTGTCCGCTGGCAAAGTTACCGGTATAAGTGGTCACAAAGCGTTCTAAGCGCTCTTTTAAATCCTGATCATTTTGAACTTCATCCTGGGCTTCCGCTGCTATCGATTCAGCAAAGGAAAGGAAGATCGGGAAGAACTGTCGGGTCATATATTCCGTGTGTTTCAAATAAAATTCATCCAGCCACATCAGAAATTCACCGGAATCACGATATTTCAAATAACGCGTAATTGCACCGGATACATCCTGTACTTCCCTCTTGATCGTTTTCTCAGCAGTATCCAGCATCAACCGGCGATAAGCACCCGTCAAACGATGCCTCGCATTCACCGACCGGATCGCCCTGCTTTCAGTTTCATCTTGCATGGTTCGGGTTCGTGAGGTCGTGGGTTCAAATCCTTGCGTCCCATCCAAATCATTGGTTTTTTTCCTGTCAGCTTTGAGCTTTGAGCTATCAGCTTCTTGTCCCACCGGCATCATATTCAGCGGAATATACAGCTCATCCCCACCATCCACAGGCTCCATATTCTCCATCCGTCTGATATCATTTGTGCTCAGCCAGCCCCATTGTTTTCCGGTACCATAAGCGGTATAACGGCTGGTTATGTCCCCCCGCTCTAATCCGGCCAGGAGGAATTCCGGATAATTACTCAGCCGTTCCCGCTCCAGATACAAAAACTTATAGATCGATGATTCGATCCGCTTTGCCCAGGGTAAGATCGAATATTTTACAAACTCGATGCCCTGATGCTCAATATTCGTGAAGGTTGCCCGCTCCAGATCCGCAATCATGTGCGGAGGAACCCGGAAGATCCTTGCAATCTCGGTCGTCTGGAATTTGCGTATCTCCAGGAACTGCGCATCCTTCGGAGGTATTCCAACCTCATGCAGTTTCATGCCCTCTTCCAGCACGCGCATGCGATGCGATTTACTGACTCCCTGATGGTCCTCATTCCAGCTGTCTTTCATGTTTTTCAAGGCTTTTTCGGATAAACTTCCAGGGTGCTCCACCACGATTCCCGGTCGCGCATCATTATCGAAAAACTTCTTGCCAAATTCCTCAGCCGAAAGACCCAGAGAAACAGCCTTGCGCATCAACCCGATCGGAGAATAGCCATTCAGCCCATCCCCAATGCCATGCAAGTGCCAGATAATATCACTTGAAAGCCAGGTGATCTTTCCACCATAATCCTGATACTGGTATAACCGGCGCTCGCCCTCAATTTTCGATTGCAGAATATTCTGTGGGGGCAGTGGCCATAATTCAACAATTTTTCCACTGCCATCATATTCAACCTGTGAATAAGCATTTCCCCATAAAACAAGATGTTTCATCAGTACTTCGATATATTCAAAACCGGTCTGGAATGGGTTGGGGTTATTCAATACCCTGGCAATCGGCAAATCATCAGACTTTTTTCGGCCGCCATTATCCATGCGTTCATAATGATGCAGCGGTACACTGGCAACCGCTTCCGCCAGCACCCTTGCACACGCAAATACAGCCGCCATGCGCATCGAGCTTTCCGGCGTGACAATTCCCTCAGAGTTTTCGCGATTCTCCTGGACGGCTTTAACAACAACCTCCCAACCGCCCCGAGATTCAAACTCCTCCTGGGTAATACCACCCAACTTTTCAACAATCCAGCTTCTTATGCTCATATCGTTATGATTCCTCGCTCGTCATATACAGATCCGGAATTGGCATAATTCAAAGCCCGGCTCATTGCATTTGCCAATGCCACAATCGGATCGATCCTTTTAGTGCGAACCACAGACCTTCCCTTGTGTTCTTTCACAAATTTCATATTTCCGTTACCGTTTTTCGCAATAGATGCATTCCCAAACGCCCAGCGGGCAACCTGGTCATTTAAATGACTTATTTTTTCATCCCGAAAGAGCTTTTCCATCGCATCAATCGGGGTTGTCATATTTAGAAATGTTTGTGGAATATCAACGATATTAAATCCATGTTTTGACAATCTCTGCATCAACATGGCTGCAAAATGCATATCCGGATCAATCTCAATAATTTTGTAAATTTTCGATAATTCCAATATTTTGTCCTCTACCACCGTATAATCGACCGTGTTTCCATCAGTCACAGTGATCCAGCCATCCTTCTCCCACTTGTCATAAGGCACTTTGTCCCGCTCAATCCGTTCTGCCATACTTTCTCTGGGAATATAGTTCCGCCAGATTATTCTCCAATCCTGAATGCCTGCCTGGGGAGGAAACAAAAACGATAAAGACGTGAGATCGGTTGTGGAAGAGAGATCGACCCCCAGAAAACAATCCATTCCCACCATATCCATCTCATTCCATTGGCCAATGGTCTTATCGAACAAATTAATTGGTAACCAGGTCGTTAGTTTGGTCGTAATCCACTGATTCAGTCTCAGCCAGCGGAATAATCGCTCATCTGCAGGCTTAATCTTTGCTTTTTCAGCCGCTTCCCGAACAGATTCGACCTGGATAGTCACTCCAAGGGATGGATTAGCCTTAAACCAATTCTTTTCTTTATAAATATCTTCTCCATCGTAGGAGAAAATCACCGGATACCAGGTATGATCGATCCGATCTCCGGATAATAACTGCATGGCATAATCATGTTGCTCCCAACCAATCGAAACACGATCCGGATCATCACCGGCAGTGGTGATCACCCACCAGATCGGTTGCGCGCGCGCATCACCAGCTCCAAAGGTCATCACATCCCACAAATCGCGATTCGGTTGGGCATGCAGCTCATCAAAAATAACTGCAGACACATTCAAACCATGTTTGGTATATGCCTCAGCGGAAAGGACTTTATAAAATGACCCGGTAACCTTATCAAAAATCTGTTTTTTACTGGCTACAATTTTGGAACGTTTTTGCAAAGCTGGCAGCTGGTCGATCATATCCACCGCTACATCGAAAACAAGAGATGCCTGCTCCCGATCAGCCGCGCAACCGTATACCTCGCCATTTTGCTCACCATCTGCAAACAAATGATAAAGAGCAGCACCGGCTGCCATTTCGCTTTTTCCGTTTTTCTTGGGCACTTCCAGATAAACATACTTAAATTGACGGTTACCGTCCGCTTTCACCGTCCCATACACATCCTGGACAATACTTTTTTGCCAGGATAACAGTTCAAAAGGCTTTCCGGAAAATTTGCCTTTGG